TCACTTGCACCACCCGAGTTGTATGTTGGGTTAGGTGTCAGCGTACCGTTTGTGCTTGATGCATCATAGTGTATTGAATAAGTGTGTGCGTTTGTATCAACTGATTCATCGTATATGTTAAAACTAGCTTGTTTCTTAACAGCAGTATTTGAAGCTTCGTATTCTGTGTGTTCTGCTAGTATTTTCTCTCCTGCAACACCTTTGTTTCTATATAATCTAACAATAAATGCTGTACTGCCCGATGATGATTGTACTGTGTATCTAACAAAAGATTTAATTTCAATTTTTTGTCCTACCGCTGTGGGTGTAATTGCTGTTGACAATCCTGATGCCGCTTCATTCGTAAGTGTGGAGCCTGACACTGCTGTTGTCGTTACATCGTTGTCTACTTGTATATCACTAACTGTTACAGCAAGTGTACCTGGTTTCCAATAACTGTTTGAGTTATCCCAAGTAAGTATCTGTCCATCAACTGGTGTTGTATTATTAACATTAGATAAACTTGCTAGACTGGCCGATGTTATTCTTGCATCCGCTCTTCCGTCTGTAAAATATAAATTCGTTGAACCTTCTGATAATGTATCTGTGTCGTGATTGGCAATGCTTGATACTTGACCATTAAATGTTGCTGTAGTTGTGTCTACTATAACTGCATTGTTGGCCGCTTTAATATTACCTGTTAAGGTTGCTGTTATTGTTGCATCAGTACCATTGGTACCATTATCGAGAACTAACTGTCCGCCAGTTGCTCTAATGTCTCCTGTAACATCTCCTGTTACTGCCGCAGTTAAAGTTCCGGAAGATATATCAAGTAATGTTGCTCCTCCGCTGTTTTTAACATCACCTACAATGTTTCCTGTGATATTACCAACAAATTCATTTGCTGAAATACTTGCACCTAAGCTAACTGTACCTGATGCTGTTAAATCTGTAAACGATCCTGTTGATTGAGATGTAGCGCCAATGGTTGTTCCATCTATTGCACCACCACCTATATCAATATTATTCGATACTAGATTAGTTACGTTTAAATTCGTTATTGAACTAATTGAAAAATTTGAAAATGTAGCATTATTGAAATCAATTATTGGAGAGCCTTCTCCTACAAATGACCAAGTTCCGTTACTACCTGATTTAGTATATAATACACTTGCTACTGCACTACCACCTGCTTCAACTTCAAAACCTGCACCTGAGCCAGGTATTGATGATTCTGCATTGTTAACAGTGATGATTGGATCACCTGTTGTTAATTCAGTCGTAGTAATCGTTGTTCCTGGATCTGCAAACGTTACATTGTTTGCAAATAAAAAATCTCCTGAACTTCGTCTTGTAGTTTTTCCTGCCATTGTTTTCTGCTCCTAGTAATAATATTTAGCAAAAAGACTATTAGTTTAACACGGTTAAAGTCTATTTTGAGTAGTCAGGTAAAGGACCACCATATTTCTTACCTTTAACTTTATTGCTTCCTACTTTTTGTCTTTTGCCATCATATTTGTGATCACGCTCAGAATCTCTATCACGCATTCCTTGTGATCTACAAGAAGCTAACCAAGAGGCTGGTAAGCTACTGTCTGGTCTGTTAGATTTGCATACGTCTTTTGGTGCTGGACCAATGTTTTCTTGTGCATTTACTATTTCGTTTATCTTCATACTATTATTTATTGTTTCTGCACAAAAGAAAAAGCCCGGCATAAAAACCGGGCTTTAACTGTAATTTTAATAATCTTAGCTTATTGAAACGATAGACCTCTAACTTCAACTGAAGATAGATAGTCACCTGCATTACCTAATGAAGATGCTGTGTTGTTCAACTCTACATAACCATATCTTGTCATAAATGACACTGTTGGTTCGAAAGTTGCTGGATCAATCACAACGCCTGATGACATTAGTGGAATGTATGGACAATAGAATGCCGCCGCGTCAACTTCACCTGGACCTTTGTAACCTACTAGTACTGGTGAACCTTCAGCCGCATATGAGTTTACGTATATTCTCATAGCACTGTTTAAAGTTCCTACAAATTTAGTATTTGTTGGTGCTTCAAACGTACCTTCAGTTGTTCTTGCGAACGCTGAAGTTGTTGCTGATTGAAGAATTGTAAGAGCTTCAGGAGATATTACTGCGAAGTTACCTGCGCCTCTTCTTGTTCTCTGTGCAATTCTGTTAGCTTCTCTGTTGATTAAAACAGCCAATGCCGCGTGTTCATCACCTACGAATGTTGCTTGACCTGATACTGCCGCTTGGTTAAAGTCAGCCGCACCTCTGGCACCTGCCGCCGCTGTTGCATCGTATCCTGATAAAGATGTTAGTGAGTTGATAATTTCTTGATCAATCTCAGCTGTAATTTCTTGGGCTAATGCCGCCATAATTTCAGCTTCTACATCTAAACCGTGCATTGCGTTTGCGTCTTGAGCCGACTCAAAAGTCCATCTTGCTGATAGTTTTCTTGTCTTAGCTTCAACTGTTTGTTTTAAAATTTGGATAGACATCTTGTTACCGCCACGTCCTTCTAAACTTGAAGTACCTGCCGCTGTATCAGTTGTTGTACCTTCTTCACCTGAGTAACCTCTGGCAATTTTCGCTGGTGATAATGCTTCTTCACCTGCTGTTACACCTTGATCTGATTCTGCATATCTAACTCTTAATGTGTGGATTTGTCCCACTGGGCCTGTCATAGGTTGTACACCAACGATTTCGTTAGCGATTACTGTAGGCATAACCCGTCTTATTACTGGTAAGATCACTTTGTTAAGTGCGGCAACGTTACCGGCACCTGTAGCACCTGCTGAGGCTGTCTCTGCCAAATACTTTTGAGTGTTTTCTAAAATAACGCCCATAGTATCTTTTTGTTGGCCTTGAAGACCTTCTAACAATGCTGATTTAGTGTCTGTCCAATTTTCAGTTAATGTTTTTTCTGACATAATAGTTTAACTCCTTAATCCTGCTAGTCTTTTAATGTGAACGATATCACTGTTCAAGTTGTTATCGTCAATATTGTTAATAGTTCTATCCCCAGTGTGTTCTGTAATCATTGATTTGTCATCACCTTTTGGTGCGACAGTTTCATTTAATACAGCTGGTAGATATTTTTCAAACTGTTTTTTTAAATTTGCAGTTTGTACTGATTCTAACAACTCAACCATCACTTGACGTTTGTCTTTAGATAATGGAGAAACAAGTTCAGCTAAAGCATTCGCTCTAGTCATCTTATCTTCTGTTACCTTAAGTTTTGTTTGTGTTGCTTTGATATCTGCATCTTTTTGGTTTAATGCATCTTCTAATTTAGAAGCTACACCTTTTTGTTCTACAAGTTGTGCTTGTAGTTTGTTAATTTCACCACCTTCTGAAAGGTATGAACTCAAATATTCACCTGCAAATGCTTCAAATACTTTTCTACCAAAGTTGTTTTCTTTAGCAACTTTAATGTCTTCTTTAAGTGTTTTGATTTCATTTTTAAGTGTCGAGTCTACTGTGCTTTCCACAAGACTTGAAGCTCTTTTGATAAAAGCAGTTTTAGTTTCACCGATCATTTTACGACCTTCTGCAACTAATTGTACTTTTTTCTCAACTAGATCTTTTTTGTCTTCTGCAAATTCAGTTAACTCTTTGGAGAGTTGTCTGACTACAAAGTTTTCTAACTTTGTAAATTGACCTTTGAGTGCATTTCTATCTTCTCTTAATTCTTTCACTTCTTTTACCAAAGCGTCCGAAACAAAAGTTGACAACATATTCGAATGCTCACTTACTGCTGTTTTATAAGCAACTCTTTCTTTAACAACTGCTTTCTTATCTTCTGCAAATTCTGAAATTTCTTTCTTCAATGCATCTGAAAGCATATTGTCCATTGCTTCAACAATCTGTGATTTATCATTTTCATAACGTTGTGCGAACTCTTCTCTAAGTTCGGCTGAAATGTTCTCACGAGCCTCAGACAGCTTGTTCTCCCAAGCTTCTTGGACTTGAATTTTTAGATCTTCACTTAATGTTTCTGATCCAAAGATTTCTGTAATGTCTGCCATCTGAATCTCCTTATTTCTTGTTTAGTTCACCAATTAATTTAGTGATTTCATTGGCTAAATGTTTTTCGGCTTTTTTATCAAACATACTTGCTTGACTCAAACCAAATAACTTGTTACCACCTCGCATATTCCATAGGCCTTCGTATATGGCTTTTGGGTATGCATCGGGAGCCGACGGTTGTGCAACAATATCAACTGTAATGATTTCAAAGTCTTTTACATCACCACTGTCGTCTACGTTGCCCGATCCTCTCGAACTCACTCCTAATTTACATCCGCTTTCGAGTAAAGTTGTAATAATCTTACCCATTGGCGTTGGCATAATCTTAAGTTTTCCAATTCCATTAGGACCATCCATCCAAATGTCTTCGATCATATGTGAAACACGATCTAAGTTAACAGTTAGATTTTCTGGATGATCAGCTTCACCTAACACACTGAAACCACCATCAATTCTTTCCTTGATGTTTGATACAGCACGATTGATTTCCTGAACCGGGTATTTTCTCTTGTTTTGATTTTCAATACCACCTTGTATGAAAATGCCTTTCATTTTGAGGCTTTTGTTTGTTCCTTCACCTTCGTGTAAAACTTCTAGTCTCGCTTGATCAAAAGTTAAACATTCTTGTAAGTAGTGTAGTGAATGATTCATATTATGCCTCCCTTCAATTATGTTAAAATTATTTGCTTCCAACTATTGATTTTGCTGTTTTATCTGCGCCATCTGTGTTGTCCGCTTTAACTTCACTCATATTTGGTTCTGTAGTTGCACCCATATCAGCCGCTTTAGGAGCCGTAGCACCTTTTTCGTCGCCGCCTGCTACTATGTTAGATGCAGTTCCACCCATATCGTTTTTAGACGCTACTGGTGATTTACCATTGTCTGAACCATCTGGAGAAGCAACTTTAACTGGTTTCAGTTCTGCTTCTTCAAGTTCTTGAGTTGATTCCACTGGTGCTTCCATTGACTCATCAGCTTCGTCTTCCATTCCTGGAATTGCTGGTGCTTCATCTTCTTCGCCTGCTTCTTCTTCTCCGCCACCGTTAACGATGTCGTCAAACTTTGCTTTTAGTTCTTCTAAGGCTTGTGCTAAATCGTCTACTTTATCTTCAACTTCCTCGTGATCGTGATCATCGTCTTTACCGTCTTCATCACCATCATCTTCGTTAGTTTCTTCGTATTCGATTTCTTCTGAATCTTCTTCTGTTTTTGCTTTTAACTCAGATTTTAGATCAGTGTCAACATCGCCGGTTTCACCGCCTACTGTTTCTTCTACTTTATCTTCTTCTGAATCATCTGCTTTTGCTTCTTCAACAGCTTCTTCTTCTGTTGCTTCTGCTTTTGTTTCATCAACTGCTTCTTCAGTTTCTGTTACTGCTTCTTCAGTTGTGTTAACTAGTTCTTCGTGAATTGATCTAGCTTTTTCTACAATAACGTCGTGCAATAAAGCTTCTGCCTTATCAGACTCGCCATTTACTAGATATTCAAGAACTTGTTCCATTTTCGAACTCATCTCTGACATATCAAATCTCCTTTATAATATTAGCATCGATACTATTAGTATATTAATAAATGTTATTGTTATTTAACAAAAAGATAAAATTCCGGGAATAATAGGGTAAAAAACTGCATTTTTTAAAAAAAAGCAAGTGCAAGGGTCTATTTAAAGATCTTTTATCAAGATCTGTTATATAGCGCCAACTGGTTGTCCGTACATCTTTGCAACAAATTGTTTGTTCTCTTCTTGGTCTTGTTGTCTTATCTCTCTTACTTTTCTTAACTTGTTTAGATGTTTTAACGTTAAACGTGTTTTTCTATTAGTACTAATGTCAGCACGATGGTAATCATCTTGGTCTGGAAGATAATTTTCTTTAATTACTACTTCTTTTAATTCTACGTAACGCATACTTTTATTTATTATATTAAAATCAAATTTGAGTAAATAAAAGTATGTCAAGCAAAACAATATCAGTTGAAGAACTTTTTAGCTCTGAACTAGATGCCGTTAACGAGTATATCACCTATTTAGAGAATCAGAAGTTTCGTTCTCCTATTCAAAAAAAAGAATTAAAAGATTTAAAAATTGTTGCACAGTATCTTATAGATCGTTTAGACAATAAAATGAATCTTGTTGAAGAATCATTCACTCTACATTAATAATGTATAAAATAATTTTAGCTTTGGTGTTACTATTGTCAATGACTGTGTCATTGTTAGCCAATGATCCTGACTTTGCTAAATTTCTGCTTGGCGAAGAACAAGTACGTATCAATCTTGCTATTGAAGAATTAAAACATCAAATGACATACGTTGAAAAAGAGCATTATAGCTTACTTGAAAAAGAATTAAAGCAATTAATATCAGACTTAGAAAAAAATTTAATAGATCAATTTAAAATACAAAAACTTCTTAACTCTCAGTAGTATCAGTACCTGGTTGTGCTTCTGCACCACTAATAGGAGACTGAGTCCCGGCTGAAACATCTGGATCCATCTCATCGCCACCGCCTTGGGGTGCTGGCATAGGTGAAGCGCCAACTGATCCTAGACCATCTGGTTCTGCGTCACTCATTGACCCTGGAATGTTTTCTGCATTTTCTTCAGACCACATTCTTTGGTTTTCATATATTTCTTCATCACTTAATTTTAAGTAACGTTTCATTGCAAAACGTTTACTTACAAACGGAAGTTGTTGTATTTGATTAAAGATGTTTACAAGCTGTGTATCTAATTCAATCTGTCTGTACTTGCCAAAGTTTTGTGGCTCATTGAACTGAAGCTGGAACATACCTGAATCAATTTCTATTCCTCTGTGTTTTAAGAACATTTTAAATTCAAAATCAATATTTGGTTGCATAAAGTTTTGTATTCTTTTACAGAACTTTGTAAATCTAAATTCTTGTATGTATGCTGTACCTACTCTACCATCAGTGAATGCTGTGTTTTGATCACCTGGTGTGCTAGGTAGATATGCACTTGGTACTCTTAAACCTTTTAATAGCTTATCATTGAAATATCTTAAATCATCAATTTCACCCAAGTTACTACCGCCCGGTAATGTTTCAACTTTAGATCCTCTACCCTCTGCCGTTTGGGCAAAGAAATAATCTTCTATCATTGATAATGGATTGTATGTTGCGTCCATCACATTGGCACCACCTGTTGCACTAGGTATACGTCTTTGGTGTATTTCGTTTTTGATTCTTTCAATGAATCCCATTGCTTTTGAAGTTGGCATATTACCTACATCAATATAGAACACTCTACGTTCAGGTGCTCTTTGTACTCTATAGATAATCATTGCGTCTTCTAGTAATTCTTTTTGCTTGTAAGTTTTAAAGATAGGTTCTAATAAACTTACTCCAAAAGGCCAAAATCTATCCATACCTTCTGTTAAACTTAAATGTATAACGTGTGATGCATCAATTGGATACGTCTGTGCATCTTTTGAAAATCTTGTGTTACCAAATCCGCCACCAGGTCCTTGACCATATGGCATCGCACCTCTGTTGCTTCCGCCACCTCCCATTGGGTGACCAATCGTACCACCTACACCGCCTCCGGTTGTAGCTGACATACTTTGTCCAAATGCATCAGATGTTATGTCTAAATTTTTAACATTAAGATCTAAATTTTTAATAAAATATGCTTCTGGTTTTTTGCCTTTACCTTCGTTGACAACTATTCTTTCAACATTGCCTGGATCAATCCAATACCATTTGTATGTTTTTGGATCTCTTACAAATATCTGATCGCCATACTTCAAAGTATTACGAACCATTTTAAAGCAACGTTTTTGCCATTGATTAATTTTGTTCCACTGTGTTAGTGCATCAGTTAATATAGCTGACTCTGTATCAGTTGGCGTTTCGTTGTATTGTATATTAAATGTCGAACCTGTTTTTTCATCAGATTGACTAGAGAATTCTGCTATGGTGTCTAGTGCCGCATTAATTTCTGTGTCAAGATCCATCATATCATATTGATAGTATCTTTCACGTCTGTTAGGTTGTCCAGCATAAACTTCAGGTAACCACGTATTGTATCTGCTGTTAGAAGCCGATCCAGACGCCGATCCCGGTGTAGTCGAACCTACAGGACTATTAGTGCCTTGTTCAGTTCCGTATTCTTTAAAGTATTTTCTCCAAGTCATATTTTTATCCAAGTTATAATAGTATTTATAATATAGTATTTTTAATGCTTTGTCAACTTCTTATTTTGTTATAATGGAAAATAACTTATGTTTGACTCATTATACGATCTTGGTAAACTTTTTCTAAGGTTTGCGTTGTTTTGTCTGTCTTGCTACCTTGTGCAGATAATAATCTATTGTTTTCTTCTTGGAGCTCTACTACCTTTTCCATTAACATAGCTATTTTTTGTTGTGGATCTGCATTTTTATCTACCATAGTCTTAGGATCACCATACATTGGCATAATCCTGATTTTACTTCTGCTAGGAGTAGAACTAGGAGCAAACATACCTGTACTGGTTGTATTGTTTTTATTAATTATTTCTTCATCATAAGTTGATCCACTACTGCTAGATGCGTTATTTTTAAACAAAGGTTGAGCAAAATATTCACCCATTTCATTCTGGATGTAATTTTGTGTTCCTTCTTTGCCTAATCTTTTATAACCGTTTGTGGCCCAGCTGTCTGATGCCTTTGCATCAACGTTGTTTCTACGTAACATTGCATATGCTCTTTTAAGTGCCTCTGGGTCGTTTTCTTTTCCTTTAATCACAGACGCTACACTGTCAAACAGATCTAATTTTTTTGCATTGTCACCACCTGGCACTGCCAGTGCTATACCTCTTGCTATTCCAGATCCTACTGCACCTGATAGCATACTTGAAAGCCCAGAGAATATTCCTGATATCTTGGTTCCGGCTCCGCTGAAGAAACCAACCAGTGTGTTCATTGCATTCTGCAACATACCAAACCCTGTGGTTCTGATCCAGTCTGCCAAACTGCCTATCATTGTTGACAAACTCTTGACTGTGGCACTGAAACCGTTTATCACTTCAGGCGATAGCACAGATATCAAAAGTTTATCGAATGCCGCTTTGATCTTTTCAATACCCATTCTTAATTCATTTTGTGCTTGGCCTAATTTTTCAGGATTGATATTTTTTCTAATCTCTGCCATTTGCTTAAAGGTTGTGTCATCAATTGACTCATTCAAGTTTGCAAGTTTTATCACAAACTTCGCCATCGGATCACCACTGATCTCTAATGCTCTTAAGAATTGTCTAGAGCTCTCATCTGTTGTTGCTATAGATTCTCTAAATGAATCCAATGCACCTGTAACATCACCTCCTGATGTTGATGCACTCTGTAAATCTTGTAAAGCAGTCAACATTGACGGACTTACCCTTGCAAGGTCTTGACCGAATTGAGTAAACTGCATACCACCTCTACCAATACCTTCACTTAATGCTGTTGTAAGTTGTCCACCTGCTTCTTCTCCAAATGCGGCCAATCCAGCAAAAGCTGTTTGGCTTGATTGTAATGCTTGTCCTCTTAGATTGGTTGGTAGCATCTGTAAAGCATTTGTAAACGATTCTATTTGACTTGCTTGTATCGTCATATTTCTAATGACATCGTTTGATACATTTAATAATCTCGTGAACGCCTGTGTTGTTTGTAAAACATTGGTCGTTGTTTGTGCTATCGCCATCGATGTTGCTGAACTATCAAAACCTAACTGTCTTAATATGTCTGCCGACTCGGCAGTAGCGGCCGCAAGTTCTTGGTTACTCAATCCTAAGTAGCTCTGACTTTTGGTTAACTTTTGTACACCAACTATGGCACTGCTCATTGTACCAGTTCCAAATTCACCGGCCGTTGTAGCAAACTCTTGCATCAGTTCAGAAAAGTTATCTAAGCTCAGTGAAGCATCTGCCGCCTGTGCCGCAAAAGAAGTAACTCCGCCTGATAGTCCTTGCTCACCTTGTATATTAAAACCTCTTCTAAATAATGTGTTATCGAGTTGTCCTAGTTTTAAGAAAAATTTAGTTGCCGCGATGATTCCGTTAGCCAATCCTGCCAATCCTGCTGTCACTGGGTTTAGGAATTTTGAAAACTTCGACAAGCCTCCGAACAAGCCAGGAAACACACCGCCACTTCCACCGGTGGCCGCAAGTGTTTTGTTCACTATGTCTTGCTGTTTACCGTTGTTTTTAAGTGCCTCTTCGACTTTCTTTAGCTTGTCGAGATGATTCTTGTTGTGTTTCTTTTCTGATTGTGCTTCTGTTGTACCTTGCTTTACTTGTACCGTTTCTTTATCTAGTATTGCTTTTAATGATTTTCTAATGGATTCATTGGTTCCAGCTGTTTTTTTAGCGTCTACGCCTAATGCTCTTGCTACCTTTATCAGGTCTTGCATAGTACGGTCATACGCAAATTCCGGTATTTCTATCTGTTTTCCATCTACATTTATTACTACTGTGTCTGCCATTGATAAATAATTAAGTACGTACTTAAAGACTCCTATAAATATTGTTACAATAATATTTATATGGTTAGTAATATACGCAGTTAAAAAACTAATAAGGAATAAAAATGAGCGAAGAAATTAAACAAAACCCGTTAAAGCAGTTTTACAGAGCTCCAAAGTTATATGTAAATTTACCTAGCAGAGGTAAGTTCAACACTGTTGTTGATGAATCAATGACCGGTGAAATTGCCGTGTATGCTATGACCAGTCGAGACGAACTATTAATGAAAAATCCTGACGCATTGCTGAATGGAGATGCAGTCGTTGAAGCAATAAAAAGCTGTGCACCAAGTGTCCAGGATCCAAAAAATCTTCCAGTCTGCGATGTGGACTTATTGCTAATTGCGATACGTATGGCTACGTTTGGTGAATTTATGGAAGCCAAATTAAAATCTCCTCACACCGGACAACTTGGTACTTACGACATCAATCTTAATAACATTGTTGAAGGTGTTGGTGAAATACCTGCAGAAAATAATGTGGCACTAGCTAACGGTTGTACAGTTTATGTCAAACCATTTACATATGAATTACAGACACAAATAAATTTAGTTGCATACGATCAAGCAACTGCACTTAAAAATGTTGGTGAAGTGAGCAGTGCAAGTGCTCAGCAGTTTAAACAGATGTTTAGTAAACTTTCAGAAATCAACACTGATGTTATCGGAAAGAGCATTTATAAAGTTGTAACACCAGAAGGTGAAAGTGTAGTCGACGCTGTGCAAATCAAAGAATTCTTAGCAAACCTAGAAACCAGAGACGCAAAAATAATCGATGGTAAAATTGATGAGCTGAACAGATCAGGCACTAACTTCAAGCAAGAAGTTGTCTGTAAAGAAACAGAAAAACCGTTCGAAGCTGATATCAAGTTGGACCCATCCGATTTTTTCGTCAATTCCTAATCACATCCAATCCTTCTGACATACAGGCATATTTCCAAGAGATGGCCGAAGAAGCCAACGGCATTAGAAAAAGCATAACAGAGATA